CTTCTAATAAGAAAAAACGAAAAAATATCTACAGAAAAAGAACAACAGATAAAGGATGAAATTTATAATCTATATGTAAATGGTAATTTAAACACATCTGATATAGGAAAAAAATATAATATAACACGTTACAATATCAAAAAAATTCTAATATCTAATTTTGGTAATGAGGTAATAAAACCAAAATCAGAAATAATTAGGAATATGAATTTATCAGAAGGATTTCAAGAAAATGCTTTAAAGAAAAATTATAGAAACAAAAACTACATATTACCTTCTGGTAGGACGATTCAGGTAATGGGATATGAAGATCATTTTCTTGATTTTGTTTTTGGGAATAATATTCTGAAAGAAGAGGATTTTTCATTTGATAGAGGATTTAGAATTAAAATTTCTGATAAAGGAAAACATATTCATTACTATCCTGATTTTCATATACCAAAGTTTAACATGATTATAGAGATAAAATCTAAATACACATACGAAAATCAAAAAAAATTAAATGATTTAAAAATAAAAAGAAGTAAGTCTAAAGGATATATAACTATTCTTATAGTAGATAAACACTACGAGGAGTTTTTGAAAATAATCAATGAAACTTCCTCTTAAAAAGAAAAATCCTAAATATGTGCAAGGAATATTCACCGCACATAATAAACAAAAGTATAGAGGCAAATTTCCTATTGTATATCGTAGTAGCCTAGAGCTTAAAGTGTTTCGTTGGTTTGATAATAATTCCAATGTTCTTACATGGGGATCAGAAAGTGTAGTAGTTCCTTATCAATCTCCTTTAGATGGAAGGATTCATAGATATTTTGTTGATTTAGTAGCCGCATTAAAAGAATCTAATGGAAATATTAAAAAACTCTTAATAGAAATTAAACCACACAAACAAACACTTCGTCCAGAAGCTACTAAAAATAAAAAAGTTAAAACAATGATATATGAACAGACTCAATTTGCACTTAATCAAGCCAAGTGGCAAGCTGCTGAAGCATGGAGCAAATCTAAAGGATATCAATTTATTATTTTAACAGAAAAACATATAAATAGTTGAATCTTTGCTTTCTATTGTAAATAATAATAACAAAAAGATAATTATATCTATAAATATTTAAACAATTATGTCCAATAATGCCTATAATCTCTTAATAGAGGAACCAACATACGAAGTTCAATATCTAATCGAAGAAAAAAATAGAAACACTCCTTCTATTTTACACATTCAAGGACCATTTTTAATGGCTAATGAAGCTAATAAAAATAAAAGAGTATATCCATTAGAAGAAATGGTTAAAGAAGTTGGAAGATATACATCTGAAATGATTGACACAAAAAGAGCTACTGGAGAATTAAATCATCCATCTAGTCCTGATATTAATTTAGAAAGAGTTTGTCATGTTGTTACAGAATTAAAACAAAATGGTAATATTTTTGAAGGAAAATCAAAAGTTCTTTCAACACCTATGGGACAAATCGTTCGTTCTCTTATAATGGATGGTGTAAAGCTCGGTGTATCTAGTCGTGCATTAGGTAGATTACAGGAAGATGGAAGAGGGGTTAATCGTGTTTCTGATTTTAGATTAGTGGCAGTAGACGTTGTTGCTGATCCTTCGGTTCCTTCTGCCTTTGTTAATGGCATTCTAGAATCTAAACAATGGATTTTAAATGAAGATGGAAAATTTGCTCCTACTTATGAAAGATTTGAAAATGCAATTTCAAACATTCCTAATAAAGAAGGAAATAAATATTTAACTGAACAAATAATTAAATTTATTAATTCATTGAAAACATTGTAATTGTTATAAGTAAGTATAAATAATATCATGAACACTCGAAATTTAATTTCTAAATTAGTAGCTCAAATATGTGAAAATAATTTTTCAGATGCTAAAAAAACTTTAGATACAGTAGTAACAGAAAAGGTAAAAACACGTATTAAAAATACAATTAAAAAACAATCACCCGATAAAAAAGATAAATCAAAATGTGATTGTACAAAAACTAAAAAAAATTTAACAAAAAAGGTAGTAGGTAAGAGTAAATAGTAATATATAAAAATTTTATGGATATCTCATCAATAATACCAGCATTTGATACAAACGTTCTCAACGAAGAAGCAGCCTCCGCAATCGCAGAAGCATTTGAAACCGCAGTTAACGAAAAAGTAAATGCTCAAGTCGAACTTCAAGTTGAAGGTGCTCTCAGCAAACAAGACGAAGAACATGCTTCTAAATTAGGAAAATTATTAGAGGCTATTGATGCCGATCATTCCGAAAAATTAAAAAAAGTTGTAAATGCTATTAATGAAAATCATGCTTCTAAATTAATAAAAATAGTTAATTTCTATAAAAAGGCATTAAACGAAAAAGCAGAAACTTTCAGTGAAAAGGTTGTAAATCAAATCAGCAACTTCTTAGATGCTAATCTTTCAAAATCCATTCCTCATGCAGAATTAGAAGAAGCAGTTGCAAACAAAACTGCAATCAAACAATTAGAACAAATTAAAAAAATCATTTCATTCGATCCTGCTACTTTAAATGAAGATGTTAAAAGTCTCATCACACAAGGCAAGAAAAAAATTGAAGATCTTCATGAAGAACTCAATGTTTCTTATAAAGAAAACATCGATTTACATGAACAACTAAACGACTTAAAAGGTGCTTTAATTTTAGAACAAAAAACAAAGGGAATGCCAACCTCTAAAAAAGAATATATTTCTAAATTATTAAGTGATAAACCCGCTTCTTATATTGAAGAAAACTTTAAATTTGTTGTAGAAATGTTTGAAAGAGAAGAAAAGGACTTGTCTGGTAAATTAGTTGAAGAAGCTAAACAGTCAGCAGTATCTAAAAATGCTAAAGTACCTTCTTCTAAAATAATTTCAGAGTCTACTGTTGTTAATAGAGAAAATACACCAGTAAACAGATATCTAACTGCTTTACAAGATATTAGATAATTTCGAAGGTGGGGAAGAGCACAACGCACTTCCCGAACGCTAAATAAATCCATAAGGAGAAATAATAAATAACATATGAACAATGTAAAACCCGCACCTGGCTTCATTGACAGAAATCGTGCAAATCAACTACTCGAAAAATGGGCCCCTGTACTTAATTACTCAAGTGATAAAGTCAGACCTATTGAAGACGAGCATGCTCGCGTTACCACAGCTATGCTGATGGAAAACCAAGAGCGTTGGTGTTTAGAGGAAACAGGAAACTACTCAGGAAATGGCGGTGCCTTCGGCAACGGCAGTTCTGTTGGTGGTATCTATGGCCCTCCCGGCACTATTGGTTCTAATGATGGTTATGCTCAAAATGATGCTCGTTTACCAAAGGTATTAATACCTATGATCAGACGTACATTCCCAGAGTTAATCACTAACGAAATCGTCGGTGTTCAGCCAATGAGTGGCCCAGTTGGTCTTGCATTTGCTCTGCGTTACCGCTATGAGAACTCTAGCTTGGGTGCAAATGGTCTTGATGGTTACCAAACAGGTGCCACAAACAATAGCAACAACGGTACTCCCCGCGTTGCTGGACCAAATGAACTCGGTTATCAGTTCCTCGACACTCGCTTTACAGGAACAAGTGCAGCCTCCCTTACCGGAAACAGTGATTTTGATATCGCTGAGTCCGATCAAGGTGTTGCAGCTATCCTTAGCCAGTTCGAACTTTCTGGAAACATTCCTCAAGTTACTGTTGAATTCAGCAAAACAGCTGTCGAAGCTGGCACACGCCGCCTCGCCGCTCGTTGGTCTGTTGAACTCGAACAGGATCTTAAGAACATGAACGGCCTCGATATCGATGGTGAATTGACAAACGCTATGTCGTATGAAATTCAAGCCGAAATCGACCGTGAAATGATCATCAGAATGGTTCAGATCGCTCTCAATGCAGGTAGTAAAAATGGATACAGCTTCTGGTATGCTCAATCAGCTGACGCACGTTGGCTCGGAGAGAGAAACAGGGACTTCTATAGCAAGGTAATTGTCGAAGCTAATCGCATCGCAATTCGTAATCGTCGTGGTTCTGCCAACTTCATTGTTGCAACACCTCGCGTTTGCGCAATCCTTGAGATGCTTCCTGAATTCCAGTGGATGTCAGTAAACGGAAACGTCAACACTCAACCAACAGGCATTGCCAAAGTTGGAACATTGGGTGGTAGATTCACTGTTTACCGCGACACTCGTACAGACGCACAGTATCTTGCAGGTCAAAGATCAGCAGCACTTGAGTATGCACTTCTTGGTTACAAAGGCACAGAATACTACGATACTGGTATCGTGTATTGCCCATACATTCCTGTGATGATTCAGCGTACAGTAGGTCCAAATGACTTCTCACCTCGCGTCGGTTTAATGACTCGTTACGGGGTAGTAGATTACATCTTTGGTGCTTCCTTGTACTACCATGTAATCATCGTCAAGGGCTTGGGAACTGAATTTGAAGCCAACGGTTCCAAACTCTATCTGTAATCACAGAACTCAAAAACTTACCCATCCTCGAAAGAGGGTGGGTATTTTTTTTGTATTTTTTTAAATGAAATAAAAGATATTATTGAATAATATCGTCTAGTAATTCTATCTTTTCTCTTTTACTAGAATCTTTACCTTGAAGTTTCCCCATTATTTCATCTCTTGTTGCTAAAATATTATTTGTCTGTGTTCCAACACCAAGAGATTTTGATGATGTAGATTCTACCTTTGCAACTTCTAGATTGTTTTTATGCTGCTTTGCTTGTAAATTGATTTTGTT